CAATTTGAACCCGAACATCCTCTGCGTCGGGATCCAAAAGCTTACCGTCCGACCAAAGCAATTTGTTGTATTTGTCAGTATTGCCAGAGGGCGTACCCAAAGTAATTGTGTAATCACCTGTGCCATTACGGACAATTGTTTTTACGCCCAGGCTATCAGCCGCAACAAGCGTGGGAGCCCCAGAAGCTCCAATAGTCGCCTTAAGATAAAGACGCTTCACTTCTCGCTCCGCAGCTTGCAGATCTTTAAAATCTCTATTCGCCATTGTTAGGCTCCTCTCTCAAATTAAGAATTAAGCCAATGCAATGCGTACGTTGTAACCAGGAGCGGTACAAGCAACGTTACCATAGAAGCCAATTCTTACCTCGTATGCGTCCGCTGAACTTTCTCGGAGCATGTTGTTTCCATCAAGGTCAAGAATTTGAGGGGCTTCACCCAAGCTATTCAGAGACCAAGTGTCCATTTGTAGAGCCCATGCAACATTGGGTTGGCAGTTGATGTCTGGAATTACATCAACGGTGCCTGCCGGTCCGTGCATCTTAAGAGAAGTAAACCCAACTTCGGCATCGCTAGCGCTTACCTTGTCGTATTGAACTTTAGATCCCAAAGCTTTTTCAAGGTTTGCATAAGTTGCGTAATCGCAAAAAATATGGCTAGGAGTGCCACCATTTTTAGCAGCCTTGCTTAGACCATCGATAAAAGCTTCTTCAATTGGCTTAGAGCTTCCGTCTGACCGATTTCCGCCAAGACGAGTTACGTCAGATGTGCGGTCAACACCAAAAAAGGCAGAAGATCCAGGAGCGCTTGCAGGAACCCAAGCCTCAAGTCCGCTAATTTTTTTAAAGCTGGCCCCTGCGTGTGCATCACCTAGCTGAAAAATATGGTCACCGGCATCTGCATCAGCATGAAGAGAAGAGTTTACCGTAATAGTTCCCGCGTCACGGTCAATAGCCGTAACTGTTTTTGTGCCAACGTTAGAAAGCAAAGAACCGGTAGCACTTGGAGCCAAAACAATCTGCATTCCAATTTCAAAATTTGAAATATCGTCAGTACTTGCCAAAGTCAGAGTGGTGCCACCACCGGGGTCAGCCGAACTCTGTACGCCAATAGAGCCCGATCCATCACGATACATAGACACAGCCAAAGAGCGCTTTAGGGCGTGGATCGCGCCATCAACTTCCATGGTCGCATATCGAATAAAAGCGTCGGCGTTATTTTCCGATGCCTTAATTGCTTCGTGTGCGATAGAAGCGAATGAGTAGTCACTTACACGAGTAAGAAGAAACTGCTTTAAGGTGGAGGTAGAGGTGTTGTCTTGAGCGTTTGCAAAAGTAGCAGATCGACGCTGTGGGTTAGCATGCAAAACAGGGATTGGCATATTCTCGCCACCAAATTTTGTATACTTGGGCATAAGAGCTAGGAGAGGGTTGTTTTTGTAAACCATCTCTTTAATACGCTCGGGTTTGTAATGTTCTTTAAGGGCTTCGGTTACGGCGGTAGTTAATGCCATGGTACTTTCCTCGCTATAGGGGCGAGAAAGCTACAAGGCTAAATCTCGCCGCGCATAATAGCAGCCGCCCTCGCAAGTGATTCCTCTCTAGATAAGAGTTTCTTGTCACGCGCAGGCGTCTGCGACGTTAATTGATTTGATAATGTTTTTTGCCTTGGTTTTTTGGCCGCTGCTGGCTGGCTAGGCTTAACGTCTTGCGCTTCTTCTGGCTCAGGTTGCCAGTATCCCTTATAACGGTCTCTCAGCTTGCTACTCTTAAAGTAACGCTCGGCCTCTTCCTCGTAATACCGTTCGACCATGTTTGCAGCGTCTTCATACTCTAGGACTGTTCCATCAAGCTTGAATTGCTCTTGCATCACTTCATAAACGGTATGATACGCGTTATTGGCCGCGATCATTTCGTACTTATCGTTATTGTCAACGAAATTCTTAACTTTGTCAATAAACCCGTTATAGGTCTGCTCGTACTCTCGCTGAACTTGCTTTTGCTCCCTCTCTTGAAGCTCTTTTTGCCGCAGCTCCTTGAGTTCCTGAATCTCCCGCGCCTGCTGCGCTACAACATCTTCAATAGCCGGATTTCCGTCGTTTATAACGCGACGAGTCAAAGCGTCGTAGTTCAGGCCAAACCTGTCAAGAAAAGCCATAGGATCGTTTTTAGCAAGATCTTGAAGCGTGTCCATTTCGCTAGCTTTTTTCTTTATCCCTTTAAACTCTTGTTTTTCTTCACGAAATCGTCTTTCTTGGCGCGCAAGGTTGGCGAACTGCTTCGCGAAAGCGGCTCGTTCAACTTTTGACGGACCTTCCGCCACCACTTCGTTTTGTTCCGTAACGGGCTCTTGAACCTCGGCCCCAGTTTCGCCAGGCTCAGAAATTTCCTGATTAACCTCATTCTCCCCCCCTTGGGAATGCTCAATTACTTCGCTTGCTGTTACTTCGTTTTCTGACATATTTTCTCCTTTTGTTTTGCTTAAAAATTACTGAATGCCTGCTAGTGCTTCGGCTAAAGCGGCTTGTTCTGGTGCAGCCCCCGGCGCAGGAGCCGCACCAGTGGCGGGAGCGGGAGCCCCCTCCGGTTGTGCTGCTTGTTGAGCCATTTGTTGAGTCTGAATTACTCGAATTGCGTCATCCATGTAGCGCCGCAGCAACTCAAGCCGTTCTTCTGGTACTCCGTCAATTTTAGCCCTCAAATAAGCCGACTGAACCCGTTGAATAGCAAACTCTAGGTTAGAGAACGTTTCCGGGGGGTTGTACTGGCCCTTTTCAATCATTTGCTCGATAAGAAGGTCAACGTCGTCAATAAACGCGGTTGCTAGCTGATTTACTGCCTCTAAATCTGGGTAATCAAGCAGCGCTCGTGCCTCAGTTGGATTGAGAATGCCTGCTTGTGCCATTTCTTGAACAGTTTGCAGTTTTGCGGCAGGCGTAGATGATAAAAGAGCCGTTGGATAAATTTGCATGACATATTGGTCCTCTTGCAAATCAATTTCGCCCCAGCTTATGTTTTGGATTGATTTGTCACCCCTACTAATAACTTTAAAGTCATCACCGGACTCAAAGTAATCTCTAGCAATGTCAATCATTTGCCGAGCGGCCTCAAGAAACAGATTTTCGTATGCTTGGGCAACCAGCATGAATCTTTCGCTCTGAATGTCAGAAAACTCACGAATCGCAACACCAGAATCAAGGCCTGCGGGCTTTCTGGCTTGTGCAGCCATTGCCGATATGCCTGCAACCTCATAAGCCCGGTTAAAAAGTCGGTCTAAGTGAGAAAAAACCTCGCCCGTTGTAGTTCTGGGCACAAAAAAGTCCGGTTTTGTCCCTGTGTACTCAATAACGCCCCAAACTTCGTTATTAATGTGCGCTTTTGATATTTTAGAGCCCGATTCAATAAATACTTTAGGCGTTGCCAAGTGCATCTGCTCTTGGATTCTGTTTAAGAGCTTATTAATCTCTACCTGAACCCCTAAAAGTTGTTCGCACAATCCTTGACCCCAAAAGCCGAGCAAGTTTTCTGTCCATCGAATAAAAACAAACGGAAAGAAGTCTTTATCGTAAGGCTCATCTACGAGCGTGACGTTATCAATACATATAACGTGCCTGCCGTCCGAAGCGCCTTTAGCAGAAGCCAAGTGCCAAGCCTCAACACACTCCACCTGATTAGAAGTAATGCTTTCACCAGTATTGCCGTACTCAGCCTTAGTAGCGTTAAGGATTTCTTTTTCAAATTCAGGATATTCAGCCATAAGGACTTCACGGGAAACAACCTTTCGCTGAAACATTTGACGCGGCTCGCCATAGAAACTTTCGGCGTCGTCTACAATTATTTCATTAGGAAAAATACGGTCGCATTGCATCCCGTTGTCGTTTGCGTAGATTTTCATTACGCCAGTACCAAAAACACAGGCGTCTAAGAAAACTTTGGGCGCTACCGTGTAAATATCGGTAGCGTAAAACTGTCCGTTACAATACTTGTCTAGAAGTTTAGCCTTCCGCTTCAAGCTGTAGTCACCACCAGAAGTAAGAAACGTTACCTTGGGTCGGTTTTTGGCAATCTTGCTCGTAACTGTCGTGCACATCGAGTGAACAATGTTGAGTGTTACGTTTTCAGACCGACTACCGGCAAACCTAGAGTAAGTGTCCATTGTAAGGCCACTTGAATTTTTATTTTGGAAAAGACGAAGCCAGTTTAGGTTGTCATCCCCGTGGTAATCTTGGTCATCTACCAGCGTTTGAACGGCGTCGAAAATATCGCGGTGGGCATCTTTTTCTTTTTGCCACCAAAATTGTTTCGGCTCATACATTAGTTCACCTCTTCGTCAGTGTAATAGTAGCTCGTGCAGTCTGCGGACGTCCCGTTAAATTCGCTTACTGGCTCGGGCTCCTTGTCGTGAAACTCTATGACAACTGAATCTTCACGAATAATTAATTTTTTTAGACCACTTTTTTTTGCAAACATGACCATCTCAACAATGCGATCGTCTAATGCTGTATATCTTCCCACCATAAACTCCTATCCCCATTTTCTAATCTGTCCAATAACTGCTGTTCATGCCTTTTGGCTTGTCTTTCATAATAAGCTGGTGAACCTACTTCTGGTTCATCCTCCCGAGGTACACTTGCATAGTGGCGCGACTCTCGCCAAGCGTATAGTGCCGCATCAGATAAGTGATTTTCGAAGCGGTCATCTTCTTTTGGGCGGTCTTCATCCCATTGCAAAAGACGCCATTCGTCTAAAACGCTACAGCCCTCAAGGACTTTTATTCTA